CAACTATGTCTAGACGAACTATACAATCTCCTGGAATTGAGATCAGAGAAATTGACTTGACACAGAGACCTGCAGCTCCAATTGGAACTAGCGTATTTATACCTGGTTTTTCAAATCAAGGACCTACAGATGAAGTGCTAAATGTCGGTACATTTTCTGATTTTGAAGAAATTTACGGTAAACCTACTAACTCTGCGGAAAGATATTTCTATCACAGCGTTAAACAGGTTTTTAACAGTGACGCAAACGTTTATGTATCAAGATTACCTTATGGTGCTGGGGAAGGTTTAAGTGACGCAAGTAACAAATATACTGCGTTAGTATACCCCGTTGTCGCCCCTAACACAATTAATATTACAGCAATAGATCAAGGTTATATAAGTTTAAGTAGTACTATCTCTGCCAGTGGCTCTGGTACTGTTTATGCAGAGATTATAACTAAAGATGTAACAACAGGTCAAACTAAATATAGTACTTTTACAGTTGATACTGGTTCCTTTGCAGCTTCTGCTATTTCTGGTGCAAATGTAACATCAGCTATAAGCTCAATTTCTGGTGATGAATTAGTTAAAGGCACGGTTTATTCTAATGTATCGTCAGTATCTGGTTATAATAATTCACTGAGTGCCGCAGATTATTATATTTTAGGTAATCCTACTTTAGTTACTCTTACTCAAGCTGAATACAATCAGATGAATGATGGTAATTTCGCTTGGTCTAATGATGCATCAGCTGGTGATGATGAAGCTTTTACTGCTAGTGGAATTACAACTACAGCAACAGGCGCTGGTATTATTGTTCTCAATAAAGCAAAAACAACTATTAATAATAACTACGAGGGTTATTATGTTGGAGTTATTGATGGGGTTAATTTAAATCCTGCAACTAGCTTTGATGGTGCCTTAAATCAATACGCATCTCGTAACTCAACACAAGCACAATTTAAACCTAGCGAGTTCAGTACCGTACCATCTACTCGCTTAGATTATAGCTTGAGCGCAACAGCAACTTCTAATGCTCGTAACGTAAGTAGATCATTAGAAGAAATTCCTCAGTTTAACATCCAAGGAGCTGATTTTGTTGATACAATTGCTTTAGGGTTGTTTAAAGTACGTGTAACACCATTTTCTAATACAGATCTCAAGCTAAGTTATTTCTTAGCTGAAGGTTATACTGGATCTCTTAATTCTTTTAGAAAAGTACAAAACGAAAACGGCGGAGAAAGAAAATCATTCTTCTTGGAAGAGCAAGACGATGCTTCTGCTAATATTAAAATATTAGTTAATCCTTATATTAGTAAGCTTGACGGAGATTGGACATCAGCTAATTCTGAAGCACCTAGTAAGTTTGTTAGAGTTAATAAATCAGGGGATAACGGCTATGCTAATATCACTTACGGTTTCAAAACAAACGTTCTTTCTGCAAAAGATAATTATTCTGGAGCACAGGGTATATACGGTATTGGTGCATATGCTGATGTTAAGAATACTTCAAAGAACTTGGGTAGTATCCCTGATAAGTTGACTCGTATATTCGATATTGCCTCAAATGTTGATCAGTTCCCAGTAGATGTTACTATTGAAGCTGGTTTAGGTACTGTTTGGGTAAATGAAAAATACAGCAATGATTCTACATTAACATCTGCAAGTGCCTTTGAAGATACAGCGTTCTTAAACTTAGGTAGCGCTACTTCTGATACAGGCTTCTATACTCTCAATGAGAATATGACTGCTGAGGGTAATGCAATTGATATTAGAAACGCGTACAGAACTATATTCAATACGTTTGAACAGTTTGCTAGAGAGACTCGTAAAGATCATATCTTCATTGCAGACGTATTACGTAATATAGTTGTACAAGGAGATGATTCTAAGATCTTAGATGATAAGTCTAAGAACTTCAGCAAACATGTTTATTGGCCATTACGTCATCAGTTCGGTGCAGCAAATAGTAACTATGCTACAGTATATGGTAACTGGATTAAAGTTTATGATGCTACATCAGATAAACAGATCTGGATTCCGTTCTCTGGTAATGCAGCTGCAATATATGCTCGTAACGATGCTAACTTCGCACCTTGGTACGCTCCTGCAGGTTATACAAGAGGTGTTGTTACTGCTGCGACAGACATTGCGATTAGTCCAACCCAACGTCAGAGGGATCAGTTATACAGAGTTGCAATCAACCCTGTAACTCAATTCCCTAACGAAGGTATTATTGTATTTGGTCAGAAGACACTACAGCGTAAACCTACCGCATTTGATAGAGTTAATGTTCGTAGATTATTCTTAGATCTCGAGAAACGTACAAGAGAGACTCTTAAGTACTTTATCTTTGAGCCAAATACATTCTTAACCCGTACAAAGGTTGTTAATACATTAACTCCTATCTTTGAAAATTGTAAGCAAACAGAGGGTGTTTATGATTACTTGATTGTATGTGATGAAAGAAATAATACTTCAGCTAGAATTGAGAATAACGAATTGGTAGTAGATATTTACTTGAAACCAGTTCGTGCTGCAGAGTTTATTCTCGTTAACTTCTACGCTGTTAACAATGATGTTAACTTCGAAGAGATTGTTGGACAGTAAAGTATAGTATTCATATTAAC